AGAAGGTGCATTCTTAGCATCAACTCTAAACCTACCGAGGGCTGCATACGATATTACATCTTATACTAATGTAATTAAGGCTAATTCACTAGAAGACATGAAGGCATATAAAGATGCTAAAAACTATGTAGGTGATTTAATTACATTTGAAGATGATAATAATATCTGGATGGATTTCTATCTACAGAATAATTTAGTCAATATCCTAGAAGCAGATAATGCTGGTTACAGCATCAAGAAATATGTTGATGCTGCACAGTCTTACGGTGATAAGGCCACACTAAATGATGATATTAGAAAATACATTGAAGTCAATCTAATCAAACTAATGGGAATCGAAGAGATTAGAGTATGGAATCAAAAGACAAAACAAATCACAGAATCGGCAGTCTTAAATGCTGAAGATCTACAAGCAATCCTAGATACTGAATTTGCAGAAGAGAAAAGCTTTAGATTAGAATACGATCCTGTACAACCTCTAAATGTGAGGTTAATATATAATAAAAGACCTGGCTTTAGACACGAGCTATATGTCTACGTAAAAATAAGCAGTTAAAATGGCAATTAACATCAAAGAATTATTTAGCTCTGATACTGATAAAGATCACCTAGATAAATTAAATTATAACTTTGACCAGATCGTTGCAAACGGTGGTGGTCCTATTGGTGCTATAGGTGCTAAAGGAGACTTGGGCCCGCAGGGTAACAAGGGTTCTAAAGGTGATCAAGGTGTTGCAGGCCCACAAGGTGCTGCTGGTATTGCTACTGATTATTTCTTTAGAAATGACAATGGATTTAAGTTTACTTATACTCCAATGCCAGATGATCTTACTGCTCCGTCAGGTTATACAAGACCAGCATCTTTTATTTTAGGTGATGCACCAGCTGATTTAATTTCATCAAATGCCGAAACCGAAGCATTACTTTACATTAAGCAATTTGATCACCCTTATCTTATTAAGTTAGGTACTGATGATACTGATGAATATATCACTATTTCTATTTCAGCAGATGGAATCGATAGAGACATTACGTTTGCACCAACTGCAATTGGAACAAGTACACAAAACTGGAAGTTTTTCGGTAATAGTATTACACTTAATGGCGGTGCTAGTGATGTTATTAAATTAGATGTTACAGCATCTGAAATTGCTTCATCACTACTTCTTAGCGGTGGTCTTAAGATCACGTCTGGAACTCCAGGTGTTGATAAGGTTCTAACATCTGATGCTGCAGGTAATGCATCTTGGCAAGCACCATTTGAAACTCCTATCGGTACTATAGTTATGGTTCCTAAATTTATTTTAGATAACAATGTTAACTGGGTTGCAAGCGGTGTTCCGGGTGCTGATTATGTAGGTCGTGGTATAAATGATTGGGCTGGATGGTATTACTGTTGGGGTCAAACTTGGGGCTTGTACGAAACTCCAGATATGAGAGAAGCAATGCCTATCGGTTATGTGAATACAGATATTGATGGCCCAGGTGGTTATTCTCCAGAAGTATACAATGCTAATAGCCCTATTGTAACTAATAAAGCTAGAGTAGATGCATTACAATCTTTAAATACAGCGTACACCCACACACATACAACTAGTATAAGTAGTATGGATATTGAAGAAGATATTGATGGTAATCCTATTACAACAAAGGTTCTTCAACCTATTAATCCAGGTACTTCTAATTTTGTTTCTGGAAATCCTTCAACATCAACAAATAACGTAAACGCCGCACCTCCTGCAACTGTACTTGGTTATATGATTTACTTAGGTAGTCCTTCACTAACTTATGGTGCTCTAGCATTAGGTGGCGGTGGTGGTCCAATTGGAGCTTAATATAATAGATAATGATTAAATTAGATTTAAATAGAGACAATTTAACATTCATCGGCTTAGTAGTCATGGTGTTACTTCTTCTTGGTCAATGTAACCGAGCAGCAAGACTAGACTCTGAAATTATTGTTCTTAAGACTGATTTAAATGTTGCTAATGCTAATACTTTAGCAGCTATGGATTCAGTTGAAGTTATCGTTAATAAAAATGGATACCTTCAAGCTGATATTCAGTCATACCAAATGACTAACACTGAATTACTATCTAAGAATGCCAAACTAGCTAATGAGTATGCTAAAGCTCTTTCTTTAAATAAGAAGCTTAATAATGTAAATTCATTGCTTAGAGCAGATCTTGAAAATAAAGATAGTCTTTTATTCTACGCTAATATTAATGCTGATTCTACATTTACATTTAAAGATTCAGCTGATTATGGTGATGGTAACTCAAGATCTATTATTTTAAAAGGTAAGATTGCAGACGGTTCAATAAACGGTAATCTTTCAGTTTACCAAACTATTAGACTATGGACTGCGGTTGAAGAAAAAGAGGGTATTAAAACTCTTAAGCTAAGTACTAAATATCCTATGGATGCATTAGACATTCAAGGTATTCAATTGATAAATAAAGAATTAAACACTTTTCAGAAAAAGAGCAGATGGAATATTAATTTCGGAGTTGGTGTAGGAGTTGTTCCTAATGCTACTACTGGTATTGCTGTTACTCCATTTGTTGGTGCAACATTAGGTTGGTCTCCAAAGTGGTTACAATTTTGAAAATAAGAAATTAAAATGGCACAATCATCAAAATACGCTAGGTTAGACCAGGACGTTCTACTAGAATTCATCTACCACGATCAGACAGTTTTAACGCTGCCTAATTACCAGATTGAAATCGACGACAACGGTTCTCACGTTAAAGCACTTAATACAACAGCATCTGCTTCAGATTCTCGCCATTTAATTAATGAGCTAGGTGCCAATGTTGTAAACTTTGATGTTACAGAGGCTTACGATAGAATTGTTATTGAGAACTTTGCAAATAGAACTCTAACTCTTCAAGCAGGTAAGACTTATAAGTTTGATGTTTCTGCACTTGCTAGTCCTCTTAATTTCTCTATCAATGATTCAGGTTTTACACCATCAGCTACAGTTGCAATATACACGCCAACTGTTAATGGTAACTATGAATATTCTTCGCCGCTTTTATTAGGTGGTAAGATTACTGTTCAAGATGCTGCTAACCCATTATATGCAACAGCAGATGAAGAAACGGGTAATGATATTAAAACAGGTCCAGGTTCAGTTGAAAGATATCAAGCCGTTTTAGTAGATGGATCTAATGGTTCTAAGTATGCATTACTTGACTCTACAAATAACTACATTGATAATAATGTTGATTGGACTGGTTCTACATCACTTACTATTGATCAAGCAGATGCAGTAGATATTCCAGCTAATACGGTAACATATGATACTGTAAGACTTCACTTGAGATCTGGATTTAATTTTAGTGCAAGAGGCTTACAAGGTTTCCTTTTCCAAATCGGAGTTCCAAGAGTTAGCGGTAAAGTTTCATACTTCACATCTATTGTTTATTTGAACTCATCATCTTTTGAGATTCAAAACCCATCTCCATTTATTTTAGGAGAGACTCTTTATTCAAAGTTTATCGAAGTTAAGATTCCGGCTCTTGTAAATATGGATCCTGATTTTGCAACGTGGTTCTTTGGAACTGGTTCTGATGCTGTTAATCCAGCAGCAAACTATGAGATCATTTACAAGCAAATCGATACGTTTGAAACTCTTAGCGGATTTGATTACATTAATACTGGTAATGAAGTTGCATTTACAGTTGCTAGAGAAGATGAGTTTATCGATATTGCAGCGAATCTAATACCTGCAACGGATGGTGATTACTTCCAGTTGTATGCAACTAAAGACGGTTCTATTACATCGTTCGATTCATATATTGCTGACAGAATTCAAACTAAAGGCGATGATATTAAAGTATTTCATGACATTACAGTTTATGAACAGATTGCTTCTTTCTGGGATGTAACTTACAATATGAGTATTGTACAAAATGAAAACTTTGATATTCCAATTCCATTTAGACCTATTATTCAAAACGCATCGAATGCAATCTCTTATAATATTGATTATGTTTTGAGGATCTATAATGAAAATGATAATACACAAATCGTAAAGAGAGCGTCGTATACATCATATGAAACTGGCAAGTATGGTAAGAAACTTGCAAGAATTAATCTGCCTGCTTCTAATCAAATCCTTAAGGTTTATAATACACTTCCTAACGTTCTTGAAAACAGAGAGATTACTCAAAATCTTGCAACGCTACCAAATAATCAAACGAGATTTGTACCTACATTTATTGAACGTATGAATATTGTCACTGGTTCAACTAGCGTTACAGTTTCACAAAACGAAGTTGCTGATAACTCTACTATAACATATTTTGCAGATGGTCAAAGCCAACTGTCATTGAGCCCATTTGATAATTACATTAAGTTTAAAGTTGCAAAGCAAGACGGTAATGACTTAATCTCTATCTCACTTGAAGGTGCTGATAAAGTTGTTCTAGATCTAGCTGGTGTTTCTATTGACAATCTAATGAACTATGATGATGTTGATTTGTCAGATGGTGAAATCATGTTTAAGATCTCTCAAGAGAATGCACAAAAGGCTAAAACAGCCCTTGCAAATTCAAGTTCTTCTGTTTATACTCTTTCAATCCAAAACGGAACTGATAAGACTATGATTCATCACGGTACATATACAGTACTAGGATCTAATTTAGCAACAGCATCTCAAACAGTCACGCAAAATCTTAATACTACTGCGTTATGATTTTAAACTCTAGGAGTAATCTTTATAATTTTAAGTTCCCGAGAACGTTTGTTCCTAAAGTGGTTGCTGACAAGTACAGGCCTTATTTAAATAAAATGCCAGGTAATATTATTAGCGAACCAGTTGATTATATTAACTATGCTATTCAGGGCATTTCTATTCCAGGTATTGCATTTGACCCAGTACAACAAGATCCAAATGACGGTACTATTACTTATAAAAGAGGTTATGTACCTATTCAAAACTTGATCACAAGAGAATTCTCAGTTGAAATGCAATTACTAGATGGATTTATCAACTATTGGATTCTTACAGATACTCTGCTTTACTACTACGATAGAAATACAAAAGAATCTTATATTGACGACCTTAAGCTTCAGATTCTTGATGCTGAAGGACTTCATGTAATGAGTGCTGTATTTGAGAAGCCAATTATGAAAGGTATTAACGAACTTTCACTTAATATGGCATCGAACATTGCAGAGTTTACAACATTTACAGTGGACTTTAGTTACAACAAGTTCAACCTTATTAACGAATTAGACTGATATATACATTATGAAAACTTTCATTGAATACCTAGAAGCAAACCAAGTTACTGAGGCTGAGATCAGCTTTCTTAACGAATCACTTAATTCTGAGTGGACTCCTGAGCTAGAAGCTAGAGTTGAAAGAGCTATTGAAGAGTTCTTTGAAGAATTTAAATGTGAAGATGGTTCTTATGACTTTGACAGATTTAATGAAGAAGTTACAAATGAAGGTCTACTAGGTTCAATTTTAGGTGGCCTTACAGGTTTCGCACTTGGTAAGTCAGTTGGTAAAATTGTTGCTAAAGCACTAGGTGTTGAAAAAGGCATCTTCTATGATCTATTAACTTCAAGACTTGTCGGTGCCGCTCTAGGTGCTTCTCTTGGTAAGAAGATCTAATATGAATTTAATTGCGATAGACTTCTCTATCAACTCACCAGGTATATGCCTATTAAAAGATGGCAAACCGTACTTCATTGCTTTTTTAAAACCTAACACAGGAACAAAAGCTCAACAGGCCTTGCAGTCTCAAATGGCTGAGCTTGAAGATGTAAACATCGTTTTCCAAGAAGATCCTAATGTTGATAGACAAGAGATGAGTCGAGTGCTTAGACACCGAGACATTGCAAATGGAATCTGCGATCTTATTCAAGAACACACAGACCCAACAAAGCCATATAAGATTTATTTCGAGGGCGCTTCTTATGGAACCTCTAGATTCGGTACAAACTCTCTTATTGATTTGGCTTCAGCATCTTCGATCCTAAAAAGCTTTATGTTTGATCGCTTCGATATCGAGGCATTGGATGTTATTGCCCCAACCTCTATTAAGAAGTTTGTTGGAAAAGGCAATATGAAGAAAGAAGGAATGTGGGAACATTTTCTGTCCAATGACTCCTTGAATGATTCTCCCTTTTGGAATTTTTGTAAAACCATCGAGGCCTTTGAATTCAAAAAGTTACCTAAACCGGTAGATGACCTTGTAGACGCTTACTACCTTTTAATGTTAGCTCAAACGATTTAATCTTACCCCTGGAACTGAAACCCAATTCTTGTATGCTCGTTTCAGGGTATTGTTTCAAAGCACTCGAATTATATTATATTATTAAGAGATTATGAAACAAAACCATAGTTTGGCGATATATACTATATGAAAACAATTAACTCTGGACAGTTTCTTAGACTGCATGCCATTTTGGAAGATATGGTTGCATGTGATCACATTAATAAAGAGGAAGCAGATGCCTTCCTAGCTAAGACAGGTTATGTACAAATGGGAGAATCCAAGTGGCAATCCCCTGATGGCAGTATGACTACTGAAATTAACAAGGCTTAAAAGTTTTCTGAAACATTCTCCGGAGTGTTTGTATAATAAGGCGTTAAAGCATCTTTAAAGGTTAAAGAGAGATTAACAAGGTTTAAACAATTTAAAAGTAACTTAAAGGATTATGGCAGATTTTGACATTTTCAACCTGAGTGTCGCAGACGTAGATACTCACGAGACAGCATCTTCAAACAAAGAAGATATCATCTACAAACCTACCGCAGATGACGGTAAGGACGGTACATACAAAGCACTTATCCGCTTCGTACCAAATCCAGAAAACCCACGCAAATCATTAGTTCGCAAGTATGTCCATTGGATGACAGACCCTGCAGGTAATGGTCGCTTGGTAGATTCTCCCGCTTCAGTCGGCGAGAAGTGTCCAATTCAAGACGCATTCTTCCGTCTTCGCAAGTCAGACTCAGCAGTCGACCGCAAGATGTCAGAGAAATTGAAGCGTCGCGAACAATTCTATTCATTGATCAAGATCATCAAGGACCCACAGCGTCCAGATCTAGAAGGTCAGTACATGGTATTCAAGTACGGCTACAAGATCAAAGAGAAGATCGATGAGGAATTGAAGCCTTCATTCGGCGAGTCAACACAAGTATTTGACCTTTTCGAAGGTAAGAACTTTGAGTTGATCATTACACGCCAAGGCGAATACAATAACTACGATAAGAGCAAGTTCTCTGCAAGCAAGTCTGCAATCGTTGTTGAAGGCGCTCCAGTTGAGCGTAGCAAAGAAGCAATGACTGCTATCAAAGCAGAACTTGATAATGCTCCAAAGCTTGAGCCTTATGAGTACCGTACTTGGGACGACCAAACACGTGACTTTGTAAACTCAGTATTGGGTCAATACATTTCAAATCCAGGTAATGCAATGGGTGCTGTGACTGCACGCCCTGCAGTTTCTGAATCAAAGAGTGCTAACACTATATCTTCACTGCCTTCTGCAGAAGAAGCATTCGGTCTAGATACTCCAACAGCTACGGCTAAGGTTGACGCAGATGACGATCTAGAATCATTTTTGAATGACCTCGATCTCTAATCTTTCCGAGGATTTAAAGAACACAATTAGAGTTTTGGTGAAGCAGGTGGTTGTAGAAAACCACTCTGCTCCCCAGAAACAAATGATAAAGGAGATGTCAGGTCGATTGAACCTGGCATGTCCCTATTGTGGGGATTCTACAACGGATCTCCTCAAGAAAAGAGGTAACATCTTCTGGGACACTCTCCAATATCATTGTTATAACTGTAACCACCACTCTGATTTAACTTCTTTCTTTAGAGACCATGGCAAGCGCTTTGGTTCTGGTGATGACTCTATTAATGTAATCGAGTACATCAAAGAGAAGAAGGTTCAAGTCCAAGAGATTAGTACATTACAACACAATGTATACAATAAGGCGGTCGAGCTTGCAATAGATGTAAGTGACTTCAAACGCCATTTCAAAGCTGAACATATTTCAACAGGTGATTTTGCATGGTTCTATCTTCGTGGTAGATTATTGCATAATCGTGCTGATGAGTTCTTGTATTCTGCGCAAAGAAAAAAGCTTTGGATATTAAATAAAACACCTGACGGTAAAATCCTAAGTTGTCAAAGTAGACAAATGGGAAAGAACGCCAGAACAAAATACTTGACTTATGATTTAGCTAAGTTGTACGAAGAGATGGGACGTGAGTTCCCGCTTGAAGGCACTGAGTTAATAGCAGTCAATAAAATGTCAACATTGTTTGGTATCATGCAAGTAGACATGATGAGATCTGTAACGGTCTTTGAAGGTCCTCTTGACGCCAAGTTTATGTTTAACTCTATCGCACTTGCTACTGCTGGTAGATCTACTACAGAACTTGATGAGATTCCAACCATCAGATATATGTTTGACAATGATGAAACCGGAAAGAAGAAGATGTTAGAGAAACTACGTAAGGGCAAATCAGTCTTTATGTGGTCTAAATTCTTGAAGGATACAAAGTTGAATATATACAATGACGAAATAAAGGATCTAAACGATCTAATCAAGAAGTGCTTTGAATTGAAAAGCGATGCACATAAGAAGATCGGTGAGTATTTTACAAGTTCACAGTTAGATGCTTTATACGTATGATAGATTTTAGTTGGATGGATCAGGAGTTAGATCAGTTTCATGATGATCACGATGGCCGTAAGAGTCTAAAGATGTTGATAGAATTTCAACAATCAGGGATATCTTATAGGGCACCTGTGTTTAATCCTGGAACTCCAAAGATGAAAAAGAAGTTGACAGCCCATAAATGGGTTAAACAGGGTAAAGATAAAGGTTCACTATTTTAAACGCAAATACAATGTCAGAAAAAAACAAGATCGTAGAGGTTGACCAGTACTTAGGCAATCAACGACAAGAATGGACAGCAAAGATCAGAGAACTTGCTAAAGCGTTTAAAAACGTAGATGATTTAAATGAGGCAATGGTAACCATTCCGTCATATCGTCAAATTATCATTGAACAAATTGCCCAACTAAATATCAAAATCAAACAACAAGAACGTAAACTTTCGAAAGTCTATAAAGACTCATTCATTAAGTATTACGAATATGATTATAAATTAACTGACAAGCAAAAGGAATCCTTCCTTAAAGCAGATATGTCAGATGACAGTATGATTCTATCTTTGTTAGAAACTCAGATGGATTTTTATAAAGAATCGGTCAAGACTCTGGACAATATGAGCTGGGCCGTTCGCAACAAATTACAGCTTAATGGGCTGTAATACGGCGAGAATAAAAATGCTCAACTAATGGTGGAGCTAACGCTTACAGAAAACAACCAGTTCTTAAGAATCGATGCTGCTACAGAGCTAGAATTAGAACAGTTGAATATTTCGTTAACAAGACGCATCGAAGGCTGGAGGTTTAACCCTCTAGTCAAACGAGGTGTGTGGGATGGCTATGTGTCTTATATTAAAGATAACAAGTGGATTCCATCTGGCCTTTGGCAAGAAATCACCAAGATCTGCAAGCAGTATAAATATGAGCTTAAGATCAATGGTATCACTAGACTTTTTGATAAAGACATTACTGCTGAAAGCTTTGAGGCATGGGCTCTTGAGTTCTTTGAGCGTAGTGAACTAACTCCTAGAGACTATCAATTAGAAGCAGCATTCAATATCCTTAAATTTAGAAGATCACTTTCAGAGCTTGCAACTTCAGCAGGTAAGACTATGATTTCATTCTTAACTATTGCCCATATGATTGAGAAGGGTAATGCAAAGAAGGTCCTGTTTGTGGTACCTAACGTTTCATTGGTAGTTCAGGCTACTGAGGATTTCTCGGAATACAACTACGAGAACCGAGTACCTATGATGATTCAACAAGTTTATGCCGGTCAGAAAATCAAAGATACAAGAAATGTCGTAATCGGAACTTACCAATCGCTTGTTAAAAAAGGCAAAGACTTCTTTGATCAATTTGATTGTGTTATTGTTGATGAAACACACAAAGCGAAGTCAACTTCCATTAAGACTATTCTACAGAAGTGCGAGAACGCCACATACAGATACGGCCTGTCCGGAACAATTCCAAAGGATAACACGCTAGACCGCCTTACAATCATGGCGTATACTGGTCCATTGATTACAGAAGTTAAAGCATCTTTCTTACAACAAGAAGGTCACATTGCAGGTTGTAAAGTTAAGATCATTGAAATGAACTATGCACCTGAAACTGCCAAGAAAGCTTTCATGGAATTAGCTACAAATAGATATGAGAATAAAGATGTATTTCAGTTAGAACAAAACTATATCATTAACTCCCCCGGTAGATTAAACTTTATAGTCAATGTTGTAGCGAAAGTACCTAAAAACTCACTGGTCCTTTTCCATAGAATTGAACATGGTAAGAAGCTATATGAATTACTAAGACGTAAGAGCGACAAAAAGGTTTATTATGTTGATGGTAATACAGACAAGGATATTAGAGAAGAATATAAAAAGAAGATGGAAGCAGGTGATGAGGTTGTTATCATTGCTTCTTACGGTACATTCTCAACTGGTATTTCAATCAAAAAGATTCACAACATCTTCTTTACAGAATCATTTAAATCAGAAGTAATTATTCGTCAGTCTAT